GTCTTCACAAGGTATGGTCGTATGACTGAGGGTGTGAGGGTTGGTACTGAAGTAGTAGTTAAGCTAGGACAGTTTGACTTGTCGCGAAAAGGTTGGGGGTAGTCAAAGAACCCCCCTACTCACTTAATGAAGGAGAAAGAATGGGTTTTTTAAAAGGACGTAGAAAAAAACAACCAGAGGAAATATTGTTTTGGCGTAAATTAGATCCTCATTCAAATGAAACGTCAGACAAAAAAGGAAAAAAGAGTTTGGCTAAAGCACTAAAGAAACCAAAAAAAAGGAGAAAGAAATGAAACTTAAAAGAGAATATGAGATGACGTTCAAAGAAGGACTTCGTCTTGGGATGCGTTTGACACAAGCAAAAGCGTATATACAAAGTGCTCGCGATGCGAAGAGACTTGGTGATGATACCATGGCTGAATTGTATATGGGTTTTGCAAAAGATTGGAATGACTTGGCTCGCAATGCAGGGCGTAAGTTTACACCATCCGTGGCTCACGAACCCGAACAACCTGCTTTTGATTTCGGTGACGTCGAAATGCAGGAACATTTATCAAAGTTACCACATCAACTAAAGGAGACAGGATGAATAAAGACCATTGGGTACCTCACTCAGAGATTACTGAGGAAGACGAAGCCGCAATTAGGCATATGAAAGAAGGAGAATACAAAATACTTCATCATAGAGAACCACCTGAATTGGTATGTAAATTACAAAATAGTTGGGTTGGTATTCCTGTACATTGGGATGACCGATACATGTTAAAATTTGCACACGATGCTATTAATGATTTAATACAATTAGCTTGTAAACAAAGAGATAAAGAAAATCTTCCCATTTTTGAATGGAAAACAGTTAATAAAGTTTTAGAAAAAATGGATCGAATACCTCAAATGATTGAAGTACAATTAAAAAAAGACGAAATGTTCCCACCTATAACAGAGAGAAAACAATGAACATCAAGAAGTTTAAAAGTGTGGCAGTAGCCATTGAGACGTACAAATTGTTGAAGAAAATAGCCGCCGCTGATGATAGGTCGGCAGGTATGCAAATAACCTATTTAGTAAAACAAGAAGCAAAGAAAAGAAAACTAGCAGCATGAAAACAGAAACACTGATGCCAAAGTTTGATTCATATCGAAAGTTTAAACCAGAATGGAAGTATGAGAAGAAGTGTTGCAAGGAGTGTGATAAACAATACATTACGGACAATATGATGGCTGTCAAAAGAGGCAGTTATAATTTTACTTGGTATTGCATTAGATGTTACAATTCATTGCAAAAATCATAGGCATTATATGCTTATGTGGGACGATACTGGCGAGTGTGTATATTTTCATATATTATTCGCCGTATCAAACTTTTATGCGTGATTGTGTAAAAGGTGAGATGGGTGATTTTAGTAATGAGTACTGCACCTGGAAATTTGATAAAGTTATGTTGTGTAAGAGGGAGGGATTATGTTTCACTTTTGGCATATACTTGCCATCGTAGGCGTGTTTGTATTGGGTTTTATACTTGGTAGATTATCCATGAAACGCAAGTACGAGGCGAAAGTAGAAGAATTAGAAAATAGAAAGGAAGGTATAGAATGGGCCGCAAGACGCCATTGAAAGAACGATTACTACGCGAGTATGCGAGGTTGTCTAAGATAGCGCTTCGCGAACCACGGAACGGGAAAGAAGTATTTACTCGTATGCGTTGGGAAAAAATTAGAAATATATTATGGAGGCGTTATGATTATATGTCATCAATGTAAAGGTAATGGATATGTTAAAGTTAGATTCGAGGCAGAACAAGCCATTGAGCAGTGTTCGGTTTGTCACTCACAAGGGGAGATCAATGAAGATAAGTACTACCACCAAACATGGACAGAGGGCACTGAAGATTCCATCGCGATCTACTATGGACCGCCCTTGGACCCCGAATCATTCAAAAACTACACGATTTCGGGAGAGTAACCCTGTCGTAAAGTTTAAGGGCGAACCACCCTTTTAGTTGCGTCGAACGCAATAATATACTATATCTAGTCTTATGAGCTGCTTGTGAAGCGAAATGCCTAACTACGGCAGCTCTAAAACAAAGGACTTGGTATGGGTAAATTTAAAGACGCCGATTTAACAGTTAAAACGATTAAGTTATTTCCTGATTTAAAAAAGAAATTAAGGAAAGGTACAATTAGTACCATTGAAACCCCAGCTAAAAAGTTTGTTGACATTAGATCAAGAGTTAAAAAAGCTGGTGGATACGCTATGGGCGGTGAAGCAACAGAGAGTCTTAGAAAAGGTCAAATCTTTAAAGAAAAGAGAGATAAACGAAGAAAAGAAGTCGATGATATGATTGAAAGATTATATGGTCCAGGCATTAAACCCAAGAAAAAACCAAAGAATCCGAATAGAATTAAACCAAAAACGAAACCAAAGAAGCCGTAGGAGAGTATTATGGTAATGAGACTACCGAAGAAGAAAAGTAAAAGCCCACCTAGAATAGGTAAAAAACTTCAAGACTACATTGATAGAAATCCTCTTCGTAGAACGGAGTTTTCTAAAATATTAAAAGAAGCCAGAAGCAGAAAACCAACTGGAGTAATAAACATTGATGATTTTTATAATTCTCAAGATTCAATGCCAAAAACACAGTCTAAAGGACCTGCTGGTAGGGTAATGAAGAAAAAAAGAGGCGGTAAAGTAGATGCTACCAACTTAAATATTAAGAAAAGATACGGAAAAGCACTTAAAGAACGATTTCAAAGTAAAAATAGCAGAGCAAGAAGCAGATGAGCGATCAAGAGATACTCAAGCAACGTGATTTATTGGACGCGATCCTCGCATCACGGACCACGAGTCAATATGATAGGTTAGAGAACATGAAGGTCATGGATTCAATCTATTTTAAAGAAAAACTACCCAAGAATGTGGTACTATTCCCATTACAAAGGATAAAAAGGTATGTACACTCAACTACCAGAAAGCCCCGTAAGAAAAGTTTATAAGTGCCGTCATTGCGGAGACGTGTCAATTAAGTTCTATGATCCAAAGCAAGATCGCGTGTATACAGCCGCTGAATGGGAAGTAATTATGACAGATGGGCGTAAATCCTTAGATAAAGCACTTAGAATAGTGCGTGAAGATCCAAAGTTCTTTTCATAAACGCTGTTCTCTATAGATGTTTCTATGAGAAATTTATTTTAAATTATTTTTTTAGTAAAATACAAGTTACAAGGTTACAAGGTTACAAGTAGCAGAATACTTACCTTTTCTTGTAACTTCTTGTAACTTACAACTATTTACAAGTTACAAGATATCTATATTTTACGAAAAAAACTCGCATTTCTCGGAAATATTTAGTAATATAATTATTATTTGAGAAAAACATCTATTGAAAAGGTGCATTATGAAAGAAAATAACGACGTACTTATCCCTGAGGCATACTCTGATGCATTGTTTGATAGAAAACTATCAGAGAAACAAAGAAGATTTATATTGTTTCTTGTCCATTCTGAAGGGCTGAAAACAGCCACACAATGTGCAGTTGATGCTGGTTATGCAGCTGGTTCTGCCAGAGTCAGGGCTTCAGAACTGCAAAACCCTGAAAAATCACCACTTACTGCAAAAGCTATTGATATGGAAAGAAGAGCGGTGATGGATCGGTACAAGTGTACTCAGGAAAGATCATTGTCTACATTGGCTAGAATTAGAGACCAGGCGTCGTCTGCTGGTAACTACAACGCTGCCGTAGCTGCGGAGACCAGGAGAGGACAGATAGCTGGGTTGTATGTTGATAAGAAAGAAATTCTTACAGGTACAATTGATTCAATGTCTAGAGATGAGGTAGAGAAGAAGCTACAGGACTTGAAGGAACAGTACAGTATTGAAACTACGTTTGAAGAAGTTAAAGAATTAGAAAATAAATCTTGACTATAAAATAGAATGGGACTAAATAGACCTTAGAAAGAGAGGAAGATATGCCTAAATATACAGTCATACAAAGTTATACTGCTCAAGATATTTATAAAAGTGTTGAGGCAGTAGATGTAGAAGATGCAATAAATAAGATTGGTGGTTTACCAGTTGATGAGAATAATCACGAAGATACAGAAACAGAAGTAAAGTTGGAGGAAGCATGATTGTTTTAGTTAGACCAGATTTGTATGAGTATACTGCATTACCTATGACCGACGAATTGTTCTGGCGTAGGATAGAGAACTTGAGGCGTGCAGCACTGACTGCTGAGAGCTTTGAGTTTAGGTTGTTGTATTATAATCAAATGATGGAACTGATGAAGAGGTGTCCGTGATTCAAATGGTGCTTTTATTACTCGTTATACTGTTAGCTTTAAATTGGAAAATAGCATTGATGATAGGTATGTTTATTTATTATTTTGGTATTCCTTTTTGAAACCAGAATCAAAACTATGGCAAATGGTACGAAAGAACTTGTCAGATATACATTGGACT